TGATTCCTCTAAAGCCAAATAAGACAGATAAGATCTCAAGATCTAGATCTATTCAAGCTAGAATGCGCGCAGGCGCAGTTAAGTTTGATAAGGAAGCAGATTGGTGGGCTGATTTAGAACACGAGCTATTAGTTTTCCCTAGAGGAAAACACGACGATATGGTAGATGCAATTGCTTATCTTGGATTAATGATTGATAAAATTATTGAGGCTCCTACTAGAGAAGAGATTGCTGAAATTGAATATGAAGATGAATTAGAACAATCTGATTTAAATTTACAGGGTAAGAGTGAAATTTGTGGCTACTAAACAATTAGAAAAATTTATAGCAAGTACTAATATTGCATCTGATCTTGATGAAGATACTTTAAAGAAGATTGGTGATGATGTTGTACGTGGATTTGATGTTGATATTCAATCCAGACGAGAGTGGGAAGAGAATGTAGATACCTGGATTAAACTAGCAAAACTAATCTCTGAAAAGAAAACATATCCATGGCCCGGTGCAGCTAATATTAAGTACCCACTACTAGCAACTGCTGCTATGCAATTTGCAGCAAGAGCTTATCCATCTTTAATTCCTTCTAATAATAATGTTGTTAAGTGTCGTGTAGTAGGAAGTGATCCTGATGGTCAAAAAGCCGAAAGAGCACGTCGTTTATCTAAGTATATGTCTTACCAAGTCATGGATGAAATGCCTGACTGGGAAGAAGAAATGGATAAACTTCTAATTACACTTCCTATTGTTGGAACATGTTTTAAAAAGACATATTGGGATAGTGAAAGATCTGTAAATTGTTCTAAACTAATTCCACCTAAACAATTTGTAATTAATTATTGGGCAAGATCTGTAGAAGATGCAGAGCGTGTTACAGAATGGTTTCCATTATCTGAACGGAAACTAAAAGAAAAGCAATTAGCAGAACTCTATTTAGATACTAAACTATCAGAACCTTCTACTATTTATGAACCAGGACAATGTATCGGAACTTCCGAATTAATGATTCCTGAAGAAGATGAAACAACTCCATATTATATTCTAGAGCAACATACTTACCTAGATTTAGATAAAGATGGCTATGCTGAACCTTATATAGTAACAGTGGAGTATGGATCTAAAACAGTTTTACGTATCGTAGCTAGATACACATCAGATGGCGTGGTCTTAAATGAAGATGGTAAACTTTGCAGAATTGAACCAGTTGAGTATTATACAAAATTTCCTTTTATTCCGAATCCAGATGGATCGATTTATGATCTTGGTTTTGGAAGATTACTTTGCCCCATTAATGAATCTGTTAATACACTTCTAAACTTGTTAATGGATGCTGGGTCATTAAGTAATCTACAAGCTGGATTTATTGGTAAGGGTCTTAAGATTAAGATGGGAAGTGAAAACTTCAGACCTGGGGAATGGAAAGCTGTAAATGCCATTGGTGATGATCTAAAGAAACAGATCTTCCCACTACCAGTACGTGAACCTTCAGAAGTATTATTTAAGCTATTAGATCTGTTAGTAAAATCTGGTAAGGAATTAGCTTCTGTAGCAGAGATCTTTGTTGGTAAAATGCCTGGACAAAACACTCCAGCTACTACTACAATGGCTACCATTGAGCAGGGAATGAAAGTATTCACTGCTGTATATAAACGTGTCTTCAGGGCATTAGCTAAAGAGTTTAGAAAGATCTACAAACTAAATAAAGAATATGCTAATCCTGAAGAATATATTGATGTTATTGATGAACAGATCCAACAAAGTGATTTTGAAGGTCCAGATAATGACATCATTCCAGCAGCAGATCCACAAGCTGTAACTTCTACAGAGAAACAAGCTAAGGTAGAAAATCTCTTACAGTTAATGGGTCTTGGAACACTTGATCCAAACGAAGTAACTAAGAGAGCACTTGAAGCACAAGAGCAACCAAATGCTGAGGCGCTCTTTAGAAAAGAACCTCCTCCACCTGATCCTAAAGTACAAGCAATCCAAATGAAAGCTCAAATGGATCAGCAAAAAGGACAAAATGATATTCAAATTTCTCAGATGAAAGCTCAGATGGAGCAAGCTTCTAAGGAACAAGAATTAATTTACGCGCAGAAAATTAAAGAATTAGAACTCAAATTTAAAGCTATGGAAGCCATGCTTAAGATGAGAACTTCTCAAGCAGAAGCTAATGCTTCTATGCAGCAGCAAGCACAACAGCACCAATTAGATATGGCTACACAGCATCAAGCCCATCAAATGAATGCTCAACATACTTCAGAGATGAATTCTATAAAGCAGCAACAAGCAAAAGCAAAACCTAAGAAAGCCCCTAATAAGTAAGGAGTAAAATGATTACTAAGTCAGATTTTCAAAGTTGGAAAGATCATCCAGTTACAATTGCATATTTTGATGCATGTAAAGTCCGGGTTGAAGATGCTAAAGAAATTCTATCAACTACAGCAGGACTATCTTCAGAAGATGATAATTTTTATCGTGGTTTTATTGCAGCATATCGAGAAAAATTCTCTATTGATTCAGAGGAATTATCATGAAATTAATTCCTGTATTACATAGAGTACTTGTTAAGCCAAAGAAATTGGCAGAGGCAAATGAAACATATCGTAAAATGTCAGAGTTAGGATTAGTTATACCAGATGTTACAGATGTTAAACGAGAACAACAAGCTGTAGAAATTGGTACTGTTCTAGCAATTGGAGATACTGCATTTACTGGAAATTTTGAAACAGAAACCAAACCAAAAGTTGGTGATATTGTCTTCTTTGCTAAATATGCAGGGAAGGAAGTATTAGTAGATAAAGAAAAACAATTACTTCTAAATGATGAAGATATTGTAGCAATCGTAACAGGAGATTAATATGACTGAAGAAGTTAAAAACTTAGAAGCAAACCCACAAGAAGTTATTCCTAATGATCCACCTAAAAATGAACCATCTGAAATTGAACAGAGAGCAATCGATTTAGGTTGGAGACCAAAGGATGATTTTGATGGTGATGAAGCTACATTCATTGATGCCGCAGAGTTTGTTCGTAGGCAGCCCTTATTCGACAAAATTGAATCAATGGGCAGAGAACTCAAAGAAACCAAAAAGGTTTTAAATCTTTTACAAGAACATCACAAGAAGGTAAAAGAGACTGAGTTTAATCGTGCTTTAGATGAACTAAAAGCTGAAAAGAAAAAGGCATTAGAAGATGGTGATGCAGATAAACTATTAGCAGTTGATGATGCAATTGCAGAGATTAGAACTGCACAAATCACTAAACAAAATGAACCACAGGAACAACCTCAGTTACATCCAGACTTTGTAAACTGGGTAAATAGAAACAAATGGTATGCTAAAGACCCAGAAATGCGTGCCTTTGCTGATGCTGTTGGGTTACAATATAAAGATTCCTCTGGAGCATCTAATGAAGATGTTCTTAAGTATGTTGAACAAAGAGTTAAGGCTACTTATAAGGATAAATTTGTGAACCCAAATAGAACTAAACCAAATGCTGTAGAAAATAACAATAGTGTTGTTGAATCTAAAAATAAAGCAGATTCTTTTGAATTATCAGAAGATGAACGTAAAGCTATGAATACTTTTGTTCGTAATGGTGTGATGACTAAAGAAGAATATATTGCTGAAATTAAGAAATTAAGAGGCTAAAAATGGAAAAAAGACTTCCTAGAGAGAAACGAACTCCTATTAATGGTACTCGTAACATATTAACAATTCGTGGGCAAGAGCCTGGATATAGATATAGAATTGTAAACGATGATGGTGATAGAATCCAATTACTCCAAGAACAAGGCTATGAACTTGTTCAAGATGCTTCTATTACTGTTGGAGATCGTCGTATTGCAAATCCTACTAAAGAAGGATCTCCTATTCAGGTTTCTGTTGGTGGTGGACAAAAAGGTTTCGTGATGCGCATTAAAGATGAATGGTATCAAGAAGATCAAAAAGCCAAGCAAAAATCTGTGGATGATCTCGATGAATCCATGAAGGCTGATGCAAAGAAAGTTGCCGATTACGGCTCTTTAAAAATAAGTTAACTTGCAATATGGCCTTCATTATAAAATTATTTTTGGAGGCTACATGGCTAACACATCAAAAATTAACGGCTTTCGCCCTGTAAAGCACACTTCCGGTGCGCCTTACAACGGCCAATGCAATCTTTATCAAGTACCTTCTTCTGATGGTACAGCCCTTTTCGTTGGTGATCCAGTTAAATTGTCTGGTTCTTCTGACGCTAATGGTATTGCCACTGTCATTCGTGCCACCGCTGGTGGTCCAGTATTGGGTGTTATTGTTGGAATTGTTCCAGCTAAACTAGATCCTGTTGCTGGTAAAATGACTGGTGGTTCAACTGCTCTTGATACTCCTCA